ATCCCACCCTTGAACAATATCATTCACCTCTGGAGGTACTTGTCCTAAGCTGTACCTTGACCCGCGTTCTAAAGCTCGTTCTAACCATGCCATTTTAAACGGGGCGCTTGACTCATCTTGTACTTGATTTTGAAACTCTCTAGCAAAGAGCCTTGATCCTACTGTTCTTTTCTCTAGTAACAAATAATCAAGGGGTCTCTCTGCCTCCCACAATGCAACACCGCCCTTGACATCTACGCCCGTGATAATCTCGCGCCCTGTCTCATCTATCTTTTTTACATACTCGTAGCTCTCTGGTTGCTCTACAATCGCTTTATCATGGATTACTCTATAAGTAGGATCATTGATCAAATGAGAGAACAAATCATCATGATGTTTTCTTGTACCAATGACAAGGATGCATCCCCCACGGCTTAACATCGGTGAGACTGTACCCCGCCACCATTCACGCGTTTTACTCCGTACTCCTGCTGTGTGCGTGTTCCTGTCGTCTTGGATGTCATCACAGATTATCAAATCAAAGTGGCCACCTGTCACAGATCCCCCCGCCCCGATACATTCAAGGGATGCATCTACACTATCTCGTTCCCTGAGAAGATATAAAAGATTATTTGTCCATTTACTTTTATCGTTCTTAAATGGCTTTGCTCCGCTCTGGGGTTCAAGCGTCCAATCTTGTACTATTTTTCCACTCTCTAACAGTGAGACAATACGCCTCATTCTCTTCTCTGCTTGTCCTTGGCTTTCACTGATCCATAAGATTCTTATATCACGATCTAAACACAATGCTCTTGTTGCATATGTGATGGCTACTTCTGTTTTACCATGATCACGAGGGGCTAAGATTAACAGCTTTCCCTTTGTTCCGTTCTCTTTTGCTGTCTTACTCGCAGTCTCAAACAGATCAAGCCACCGATCGCGATGTGGGGCGCGTCTCATTTTACAGTAATATGTATCAAAAAACTGTGGGCTTGATAATGATAATAAACGCCTGCCCTGTGCGCTTCCTAGTAGTTTTTCAGCGTCCATTTTTCCGCCTCCTATGATGTTGTTTACTAAACAATATCACAGAAGGTGAGGAAATGGAAAAATGAACAGAGCTAAGCAAGATTGATAGATCAAGCTGGACTCCCCATAATTAGCACTTGCACTTTAGCAACACTTGAACAAATACACAAGCACATAAAAGAAAAACAGGCCATAAGACCTGCTTTACTCTATCACAGTGTAGCTAATTAAAAACATATGAAGGATTTATGTATGTGAATATAAAAATCTACACTGTTCTAAAAACGATATTTCCGTATACCATGATACACTATATCAATCAAGGTTTTCAACCTCGCGGGTTAAATAAAACAGCGCTTTTTTAAGATCCTGCACCTTGTTTCCTTTGTGTTCACACCTTGCAATGTATTTGACCACATTACCAAGGTTAAAATTTAATTCCCACGCTTCAATGGCTTCAATCGCTTCTATCGTGTCTGGATGATAATGACTAGGATGATTCACAGCATCATTGATGCTTGAAACTTGATCTCTTGGGTGTGTCATCGCTTCATAGCGCCCGAACTCTGATAATTGTTGCGCTAGTCTCTTATTGACTTCACTCATCTATTGACCTTGATACCTAACATTTCAAGCGCTTTTTCAAGCTCTTGTCCGTTGATCATCTTGTACTCTGATCCTTTGTCCATGTCTTCATCATCCATGTCTTCAAAGTCCATCTGGTCTTGTTCTGCTTTGTTCATTGCAATCTTCATTCCTTCGCCGTTCGCATCTGAAGCAGAAACAAAATCATGCAAGTCACTGTCACTCATTGAATCAAAGATTGCCATCACTTGAGCTTTTTTCATCTCTCGATTATTGAGAAAACTTTCAAGCTCTGAATCGCTCAAATCATCAACCATTGAATAGACTTTGCTCATCATTGCTCTACGCTCTTTTTTATCAAGCGCTTTTTCCATTTCCTCATCATCGTCTTCAGTCTCGTCTAGTTCATCTTCTTCTTCTTCTGCTCGCATTAACATTTCTTGACGGTCTTTGTCCTTGTATCCGTAGCCCGCGCCCTTTTTCGCTTTGTCACTGTCTGCGGTTCCGAACAACTCACTCATGATCTCGTCGAGTCGCTCATCGCTCATCTCTTCTTCTTTGCCTTTTGCAGGCTTACTGGCCTTCTTAGCTTTTACTAAATCAATAAACATTGTGTTTACTCCGTTGTTTTATGCATAAAATGTGGAATTGTTCTCATGATAAATGATTATGCAACATAAATCAATCTATCTCATCTTGTTCTGTCTCTTGGATCACTGCACACGCTAGCATCTCGCCTGTAAACTCGTCTTGTCTCATCTCAAATCTTGACGATAACGCGCTCAATGCGTCCCCGTATTCAATGAAACTGTCGTATAGATCACTTTGCATATTGTACGCCTCACATACATCAAACGCGCTTAATCTCCCTGTATGTGAATGTTGTACACTCTGCATAAACCATCTTTTGAAACCCATGATAAGCGCTCCTTGTCTTTTTGCCTATCATCATAACCCTGTGAACATCATCAAAACAATGTTTATTTTGCTCTGTATGCTGATTTTAGATCCTGCCCCTATAGATTGTCTATCAATGCTCTTAAAAGCGCTTTAGGTGTATCACAGTGCATACATGCCCTGTGAATTGCTTCTTGTGCAATCTTAGTCTTGCTCATTGTGTATTGTTCTGCTCTGTTCTCTACTGTGTCATGGATCCATAAAGGAGCATTGATCATGCAAGAATGATCCTTCTCAAAATCATGAAAATAGGGATTGTCGAGCAGTTCAAGCCCCAGCATCAACAATGCTCTTAAAACATCGCTTGTTGTAATATTGCTATTGAACAAGGCTAGCCATGAATCTTGTAGTTTATCCTTGAAAAGCTGGGCTTTTTGCATGTTTGATTCGGATAAATGCACTCTTAATGTTCTCATTTATAATCGCCTCGCAATGCTCTTAAACCTGTGAAGATGGCTTTTTTTGTCAACGCTTTCCAATCAGTGACACACTCCACAACTTCAACACAATTTTCAATGACTGTGATTGATCCAGCTTGTACAGGTGCTTGTGTGGGGGCTTGTTGCGCTTGTTGACGTTGCAAAGCTTCCATGTACTCTTTAGCGCTTAGTGCGGGTATTGATACGGTGTGATTATTCATTGTTTTCTCTTTCCATTGTTGATGCGATATAGACCGCTTTTTTAAGCGCTTCTATCACGTTGTCATTTTTCATCTCTTCATAGTCTCTGAATAGTTTAGAGATCTTTTGTTTTGCTTCTCGAAATCCAAAGTTATTAAACGCGCCTTTTCCGAGTCGATCAAGTACAATTTTAGCTTTCGGCTTAGTCCAGTACACATCGGGGTCACTGTTTGAAGACTTGTATTGTGTGTCTTGTAGAGGGATTGCTTTTACTGTACGTGGTGCATATCTAGCGCGTTTACTGTACTCAATGTCCTCTACTGCAATTTCTTTAAGCTTCTCAACAAGATCTTGTGTATATTTCCACTCTGAAGCGAACGCTTTTAAATGAAGCGGGTGCAAGTTACATTCATATGCGATAAATGCAAGGCTAGCTTTTGCTCTTGTGCAAGCTTCCTCTTGTAAACGTATCAAGGTCTCGATCTCTTGTAAGATGTTCTGCTTACGTTTGTTTAGTTCTTCTGGTGTCATATAGACTCTTTTCGTTTGTTGCTCTTGCGAGCTGTTATAGTGAATATCTTACATGTACGTTATTACATACACGAGGTCAAGTAGTTTTGTACAAATTTGATCTTGTGCAAAAATGCTCATGTTGCAAAACTCGTCAAGTGCATATGTTTTGCATCATTTGAGATTTTGAATTTTGCACTTGTAAAAAAAGCCCCATTTATCGGGGTTCTTATTTTTTGATTTTTGCACTTTTGCAACGTGTTTCATGATGTCTCATAAACGACCGTTTTTGCAACACGTCTTTTATGCACTATTTTCTCGATAATGCTTTTGATGCAATATCCCCTATCGCTTTCAAGTCCTCTTCTGTCAATCCTGCCTCGATCGCTTGCTCTTGCCACGTTAAGCCCTTCATCTCTACAGGGGGCGCAAGATCAATCTTATCTAGTCCTAGTAAATCGGTTCTCTTGCCTATCGCGTCAAGTGCTAGTTTCAAGCCTGCCATCTGTACGCGGTCGTCTTCTGTGTTTGTTGCAAGTAACATAGCTTCACGTGCTACAGCCTCCGCTTCTGCACTTAGGGCAATAGCTAAAGCGCGTCTGTCGTTGTCTCCTATACCGTTCTGAAGCATCGCCCGCCACTCTTTGAACATGCTATTACAGAACCTTACAGGTGCGCCACTGATACGTTGTAACTCTTTAGGTGATAAGGGCGCAGGGTATCTGCGTGCTATTGCATCAATCCATTGAATCCATGAGGCGCGTAAATCCCCGCTTGTCATCCACGTTTTAGGATCAACAGGGACAGCAGGCGCGGGTATCTCTTGCCTCAAGCGCTCCTCTCGTTTATTCAATGCGTGGGGCTTGTATTGTTCGGGGTACACCACATAAGCACGGGGCGGTCGAGGCGGGGTCTTAGGGGCACGGATAGAACTACCCTTATCACTATTTTCATGCTCAATTTCATCTACACTGATTCTCTTAACTGCTCCCCCTTCTTTAACTGTGATAAAATCCTCATGGTTTCTCATCGCTCGACCTACCGATTTACGATAGAGATTTTTCTTCATTGTCTCCTCTTCACTCATCAAGCCCCACTCAAGCGCCACCTGCTCAAGTTCAATTCTCAATACAATGCCGTCCTCTGCATATGTTTCTAGCTCACTAAACAATTCTTTCAAGTACTCTGTTGCTCGTTTTGGA